TGTGGTGCTTCAAATATCAATGTACTTACAAATGACGGCATTGTACATTGTACAAATTGCAGTTGCGTGGAGCATATTCTTGTAGACCACGACCGTCCGTCTTATAAAGATCCAATGCGCGAAATCAGCTATTTTGCATACAAGCGTATTAATCACCTCAATGAATGGCTTAGTCAAATACAGGGCAAAGAGACTACAGAAATTCCAGAAGAAATCTATGACCAGATTCTCATGGAAATTAAGAAGCAGCAGATTACAAACATGGCGGATATCAAGACGAGCAAAATTAGAGAGATTTTAAAGAAATTAAAACTCAATAAGTACTACGAACATTGTCACCATATTAAACACCGCATTAATGGTGTCCCTGTGCCTCATTTAGAGCCCGAGCTTGAAGAGAAGTTGCGTACCATGTTCAAATTGATACAAACACCCTTCTTGAAACACATGCCTTCTACGCGAAAGAATTTCCTGTCCTACTCTTACGTGTTACACAAATGCATACAGTTGCTTGGAAGGGATGAGTACCTCCCCAATTTCCCACTGCTCAAGTCGCGTGAAAAACTCCATCAACAAGATCTCATTTGGAAGAATATTTGCAATGAATTGGGTTGGGAGTTTATTGTAAGTACATAGCACGATAACCAATAGCAGCTACTGTTCCCAGAACAATACCAGTGAGTATTTGTGGTATGTTATGGCAACGTTTTCTCCAGCGACTGTACCCCATTAGTATAATATATACTATAACACTTCCCATAGCAATCATATTGTATATGTTTGGAGCATACGTGCTTTCATTTTGTTTTGATATGTCAATGATATCTGTAATCTGAGACACATCGCTACTCTTGTTGCGACCGACATGCATAGCATACATAAAATACATGGTGATGGCAAAGAAAGTAGCTACAGTAACATGACCACTTGGGAACCCTGGAGTACCTGCTACACTCATACTCTCTGGAATACAGAACAGCCCACATGCTGTAGCACCTTCTGGACGTGCAAAAATACCTTGGTTACCAAATAAGGGTTTTATAACTTCCACAAATGCACCAAGCAAAGTCATGGCTAAAAGAAGAGACCACAGTTGTTTCCAAATGCAGAATAGTATAATACCAACAAGTGTAAGAGAAATACCATTGGCGATAAGGAGCGTTAGATGTGATGTATCAATGGGAACACGTAGAGAAAAAACCATATTGCAGTAAGTGTTCTGACGACACTATTCTTTACAATATCGCATGGAAAAAGAAATTGCCAATGACGATTGCTAAGAAAAAAGCAAAAATATAGTTGCGATTGTATTTAACCGATGCGTTCATGGTTTGTAGTGTGGTTTATGCTTCTTCAAGACTCACCGCACTCGTTTTGCGGTCTGCTGGTGCCACATATTTTAGACCAAGGAAGCGGAATACGTCTTCCTCTGTATTGAAATCTACATTAGTGACGAATTCCCCTGTTTCTATGTTTTTAAGACCATATTCGCTAAGGGAGTATCCTTTTGCCAGAGCTGCATTTCGCATAGCTACGTTGAAAGGGCCACTTCCAGTGAAATAGAGAAGAGCGAAAGGGAAGACGTGGCGTTCTGTCATCATAAAGTCAATGCGGCGGAAATGACGAGCGCGTTTTACCTTACCAACGGCAAGACACTTCTTACCCCCCTTTGCAAGTATATCCGTAATATACTTCTTCTTCTGGAGTAGTTCAATGATTTTAGTAAAGTTTTCTTCGTGGTTTACATTGCCATCTGGGTGCGTAAGAAGGAAATCTACATCACCACTTGTGTTTTCCCCGCGACGATAGCTACCACTTGCCTCCACGATATAACTGGGGTCCACACTTGCGACCGTTTCTTTGACAAATGTGACATGGCGGTCTACTTCTTTACGGGGAATACGAATATCAAATTCACCAATGTATTTCATACCAATCTTTTGTTTATCATTAAGCAGCTCGTCTTGACGTGTTTTAAGTTCATCTATGGATGTGATCTTGTTCACTTCAACCAACTCTTTTGCCTTGGCGGGTCCAATGCCGTAGATAGTGAGGAGGGTTTCCGTAAGTTCGCGCACGGGGTCTTTTTTATATTCTTCTACCTGGTGGAGTTTTCCAGTCTCAATGATTTCTGCAATCTTTTCTTTAATGCGGTCACCGATACCACTAACTCCTTCCAAGTCTTCCATGTTATAAATGGGTGCATCATATGTCTTAAGTTGCTTCACTACTTTGGCGTAAGCACGTGCTTTAAAGGGTGCCTTCTCGGCATATTCTTTTTTTTGCATCACCTCCAGAGCATCAATGATATCTTGTTTGCGATCTACTTGCTTGGTCATCCTTTTCTTTGCGGCAAGTGTTTTTTTCGTAGTCTTTTTAGGTTTGACAGGGGCTGTGTCCTTCGTCTGTCTCATAAATTGCAAATAATACTTTAATACTACCGAAGAAAAATATCAATTTTTCTGTGAAAAAATAACGAGCTACGTATAATGATGCAGAATGTGCATACAGTGTATCACAAGTATATTTAGCGGCTCATCATGGACTTGCCGAGAGGGGTGAGGGAAGCACCGATGCCGAGACCGGTGCCGTAGCGGGTGGCAACACCCACGGCGGGGGCGAACATGTCAAGAAGGGAGAACACGGCAGCGGCGGTCAGAGCAAGGACAAGCACCTCTTCCCATGAGGGCTTCTTCTCAGGGACGATGAGGGCAGCGAGACCGATGGCGAGACCCTGGATAACGTACTTCAGAATACGTTGGAGAACTTCCTTGGTGTCAACAGCGAAGGCAGGAGCGGACATACTTTTAGATACTTTATATATTCAGAAGAGAAAAAATAATTTAATGTGTCGTGTATCTTGAGTTGAGTGTTATACAATATGAAAGACATATAAGCATTATAGCACTTTTAAATTTAATAATCCGAATACATAGTTTATAATGGCACGTGGCGTAACCTCTGTAAATGAACAAGATTTCCTTGATCAGGATCCTCCCCTCCGCAACCAGAACTATGTTTGTCTTTCTTTCATTTCCCCTGAAGAGGTCATCAAGAAGAAGGAGTCGTACTTCTTTGAAAACTTTGTAAAGGGGTTTGCTGGTGAGATGCAAGAGTTCTTTAAGAACATGATGGAGAAGTACAAGGACGACGCCGATGTTCTTACTTCTATTAAGGAAAGGTACTTCTATCTCTTTGACACGGACAAGATCCAGGAAGAGTTTGATGTTTATCTTGGTATGAATGGTCAGCGTCTGGAACAAGAGTACTTTGAAAAAAATGAGTTCCAGACCACTATTCGTGGCATCAAGGTACGCGGTGTCTTTGACAATATGAAGGAGGCTGAGCTACGTGCCAAGGTTCTTAAAAAGATGGATGACAAGTTCCACGTATACGTTGCTCAGGTGGGATGCTGGTGTCCATGGAACCCCAACCCCGATGACATTGATGTTCAAGAGTATGCCGAAGACCATCTCAACACTCTGGTAAAGAACTACAAGGACAACCAAGACAAGAAGGATGAATTCTTCCAGATGCGTAAGAGGGAGCTTCAGGCTTTCGGAAGCAAGGGAGATGGTGCATCGGGCTCCGGTGAGGGCTCCGGCGAGGGCTCCGTTCCTCTCGTTGCCGAAGTGTCTGATGCTATTCAAGAGACGACCCTTTCTGCGGGTAGCAATGTTATGGAAGCTACTAAGACCATGTTTACGGAAGAGTCACCTCTTACAAACTCTCGGGTATAATTTTATGTAGCTAAAGTAGTAGAAAGAAACATGCAAGCATACGTCTTTTTCTTTTTGATTGTAGGAATCATTATGTTCATACATGGAGTATATCAAGAGCGGTTTGAAAGCTTGGAAAAGAATGTTCGCGTAGAATACAGGTTTGTTCCGCGTACATACTATGAGGAACAACTAACAGATACATCAGTGGCTTCTAAATTCAAGGGCATGTTCCAAAAGAGTACACCGTGGTTTGACGCAACCATTGGAGAAAAAATAGATACTCCCGACATTTCTGCCACGTAGCAACATTATCAATATACTTTTTTAACATTCAAGCTCGGAATATTCTTCTTCGGGCGAAATGCTTTCATATCAAACATTTCTTCCCCCTCTTCATCACTGTCATCTTCGGCTACTTTTTGATTGTGCATTTGCCAGAACTCTCTGGATCCTACAGTGAAGTTTTCATGGGCATCTGCTTTATACCAGAAAACCTGGTCTTCTAACTTGTTTGATTTTGCGTTATTATGGATAACAAGACATTCAAAGTTCTCGGTACATTGATCCATGACACTGTTAAATACTTCAAACGTGGGGAACATCCCGGCATAGTTTTCATAAATCTTTTTGCGGTTGTTAACAAATGGTTCGCGAAGAATAAATGTGTAGTCTACATTTGTACGCAAGTTTGGGGGGATACCCAGAGGATATTGCATGGTAATGAGTAGCAATACTTTTTGATGGCGACCGTTCATGAAAATATATTTCATGTTCTTATCTTTGCTCCATACATTGTCATAGAGACAGTCATCTAATAAAAGGAACGTACGCGGGTCAATCATTGACTTACCGTACTGGTTTTTCTCCTTATTCATCATTTTTGTTACCCGCTTCTGTCGCTTCAATACATTCTCTATAAGTTCAGGAGTGTATTCGTCGTGTATAAAGAGGCTGGGGATAATTTTACTATAACTTTCATTTGCATCCTCTGTAGGTGATATTACAGTGCCAATGGGAACATCGCGGTGATAATAGAGAAGGTCTTTTACTAAGAATGTCTTGCCTGTTTCGCGTCGTCCAATAAACACTATAACCTTGTCATCGGGAATAGAACTAATATCGAATTTTTTAAGGTGAAGTTGCATTTTATGTTAGGTAATGAAAAATGCGAAAAAATAATACGCGTTGCCATCATGCTACCTCATTACACCGGGATGTTCTTTTTGTTTTTGAGGTACTTGTTCATAGATAGAATGAGTAGAATGATTACCAGTACCATAAAACCGTAATCGTTATACATGTTTGTAAATATCATAATAATGGCGAGGATGAATAATGTGGCAATAAACCACGATTTACGAAGTCCTCTTATGTCTTGGGAGAATGCTAAGATGACGCATAGGAGGAATGCGAGAAGTGCGCGATAGTATAGATTGTCAAAGACAATGTGTTCAATCATACTTCTTTCTTATTTTTCTTTCTTATTTCTTTTGATACTTTATTGTTGTCGCCATTGTCTGCTCCAAAATATTAAAAGTCAGGTTCGCCTCCTACGACGATGGGTGCTGCTCCTCCCATGAGACTGGAAGCACTACCGTTTCCGAGGAACGTCATACCAAGGTAAATACAGAGGAATGCTACAACAAAGTATTTCAGCATTACATTTGTTGCGGGTTCTTTCATGCCAGTGACGGGGTCGGGCTTCTGTAGCATATAAGCAATTGCGGCAATGGCAGAGGAAATGATGGCATAAACAATAAGGGCGTTCATAGATTATTTGATTTATATACGGGGATAATTTTTGATGCTTCAAAAGAACGAATTTTTTACCGTACTCTTTTTAATAGATGACGATGACGTGGTTTGTTGTTTGAGAGCGTCCTTTGCACGTTGCTTGAGCTTTTGGAGGCGTGATGTTGATGCCGAAGAGCGTTGACGCATGGGGGGTTCATCATCTATAGTCACAATCTTTACTGTGTCATCTTCTTTTTCGCTACTCTCAAACATCTTGACGGGTACATCTTCTTGTTCTTCTTCGCTGTCTGTTTCAAAATCTTCGGAACACACATCATCGTTGTCATGCATATCGGCTTTGCTCATTGTTGTACCCTCGTCACTCTTTACATCTTTCTTTATGCCATTGTCCATAGATGCATGTTCCGAATCCGGTGATTCCGAATATACTTCTGACATCTTATCAATGATATCACTATTAGCAGTTACAGGGGTTATGTTTAATTGCGGGTGAAATGGCACATCAATAATCTTTTCTTCAGGAGTGTATTTCTCTTCCGTATATATTTCAAAGTTCTCAATGGGGTCTGTTTCCTCTTCTGTATGTTCGTATTTCTCTTCAAGAGGCACAAAAAGTGGTTTTGTCTCAAGTTTGGGTACCGCATCTGCATAACTTGCAATGTCTGGGTAAGTATGCACTTCTTTTTCATCCTCTGCTACTTCCTCAACATATCCATCATCGGAGCAGACTTCTTCAATGGCACTCGTCTGGTTTGTTTTATCATCCATACATTCTTTAGTCTCAACAACATTATCACCCTTAATATCTGTATCTTCCTCTACAGCCTCTTCATCATCCTCTTCGGCATCTTCTTCGTTATCCTCTACAGCCTTTTCATCCTCTTCGGCTTCCTCTTCTTCATCCTCTTCGGCTTCCTCTTCTTCATCCTCTTCGGCATCCTCTTCGGCATCCTCTTCGGCATCTTCTTCGGCATCTTCTTCGGCGTCTTCTTCGGCATCCTCTTCGGCATCTTCTTCGGCATCCTCTTCGGCATCTTCTTCGGCATCTTCTTCGGCATCCTCTTCGGCATCTTCTTCGGCATCCTCTTCGGCGTCTTCGTCTTCATCATTATACTCAATGCCATCGTAGTCTGTATAGTCGTCGTCTTCGGCGTCGTCGTCTTCGGCGTCGTCATCTTCGGCGTCGTCGTCTTCGGCGTCTGTATCACCTGAAACATCAATA